TTTTAAACTTACCAGTGTCGGTTTCAAAGCCAATTTCACCAACTTCTAGGATTGGGCCATCGCCATCGTTGGTAGAAGTCCATTGAGCTGCAGTTCCTCTGCGCTGTTGCATTCTTGTTGCCATGTAAGGGGACCTCCTAATATACTGAGATTATTATATCAGATTTTATCTATAAGATTTTCTATTCCAGTTTTCATCTCTATACGAGTCTGGAAATTCTTTTTGAAAAAGCGTTGTATCTGGGTATTTCTGCACATAGTCATATGCATCATATATCTCATGGGTAAATTCATCTCTTTTAAATGGTATAACCTGAACCATTGGTGTACCGCCTTGAATTGTGCCTTCAAAATCTGGGTCTGTAAGCGTAAAAGGAAAGTTAACAGCAAAATCAAAAGTATCTGTATCGACAATTGCTGGAAGTATTGAAAATTTTGCCTCTCTATGCATTGGCGGTAAAAATAAACATGAGTATCCTGGATCAGTTCTAATTATCCATGGATTTATAAACTTTGGTAAACCTGTCTTATGAATATTATTATGAGGATAATTCTGTACTTGTGACAAAGGATGAGTTTCAACTGGAGCCATCTTGCCCCAACTAAAGGCCATTGCATAACCATTTTTAGTCTGAGTTCTAAAAACTTCTATATCATCTGGAACTTTTAAAATATACCCAATATTCATGGAATCAAAAACTGGAATACATTTTTTAATAGTTGCATTTGTTTCAAGAGACTCTAGCATTTTATTTGTTATAACAGAGCTTTTACTTTGTTTTGTGCTACCATCTAAATAAGAAATAGCATCCTTATACCAATATGGTATATGTTTTGATGATGGCTCTGGAAGATGTGTTTGTATAAAGCCTGATTTATTAATGAATTGAATCATATTAAATAAATATTATTGATTATATCAAATAATTAAAATATAATTATTAGATAGTTTCGTCATCTTCTACAGTAACAACGTCTTCTGGCATTATTGGAAAAGATTCAAACTGTCTTGGAGGGGCAGCAGTAAATCTTTGTGTTGCTGGATCATATGTTGAGTCTGCTGTTACAATGGCTACATCTTGATGATCTGTAACATCAATTACAACTGGATCGCTCAAAAATATTGCAGCAAGTCTTTCATCTGTATATATAACATCTGCAACAACGTTATCCAATATAAAAGCAATTCTTACTGGCGATTGCCCGTGATCATGCTCTGTCATTTATTTAGTCTCCTCTTTGTAAGATATTTTTTCTTGATTCCATTTTCCTAATGGACAAGATGAGTTTGGAAGTTTTGTCTTTAGCTTCATTATACACCCACATTCTTTACATTGTGTAGTTTTTTTAATAAATCTTGGACATTCTTCACAAATTGCAAGTCTTTGTTTTGCAATAACTGTTTCAACACGACCTATATTTTTATTAAATAGATCCCAAGGCCTTGCTGGTCTTTCGTTATTTTCTGTCATTTTTTCCTCCACCCCTATATTATGCCACAGTTACAGCAATATTGTCAACATATGAACCTTGTGCGTGAGGAGAGCTTGCTTTGATAACTCCTACACGATTTCCTTTTGTAGGAGATGAAGGGGTAAAGCTACTGCTTACTACAGCAGACCCACCCTTTCCTGCAGCGCTATAACCTGTATAGCTAATTGTATTTCCAGATGTACTGATTGCTAATGAACGTGTAGGGTTTAAGCTTGAAGCATATGTGTTTGAATGCTGTACTCCGCTTTGATTTACAATCTTAATATCTGATGTGTAATTTGTTGTATAGTTTGTATTAGTTACGTTTGTAGCATTGATAGTACAGCTTCCACCTCTGCAGTCATATATATACCAATCATAATTACAGTTAGTATTTAAATTGTTCTGCTGAGTAGCACTAAGACCACAAGTATTTCTTGTAGTGTAATGACCAAAATCTGTTCCTGCACAATATACATATATCATAATGCTGCTACATGACTGGCCACACGTATTAGCTGGTCTAGATTCAAAGGCATAGGTTCCACCAAGAGCTCCACCAGTACAAGAAGTTGATGTTCCTGTGGTTGTAGTGCTTGTATAGCTAGGATATATACCCCACCAAGAGTTTGCATCTGTTACCCAAAAAGACAACCCTACTCCACCTTGGTCAGCGTACATGTCTGCCTGAGCATTTGTAATTGTAGATGATGACATTGGTACTGTTGCTATGGAATTATTTGTGTCACTAGAATATGCCATGCTAGAGTCAACAGAGAAGTTTCCTCTTTGTACTGCCCATGATGATATTCCATCTGAAGATGTTCCTAGTGCACCATTTCCTCTATTAAACGAGTCAGATAACGTAATTGTAGATGTTGTAGTTGAGTTAGATGCTGACGAATAAGCGCTAGTACCGTTTGCATTTATAGCAGCAACTGAATATGTATATGCTATATTTTGTGCTAATCCTGATACAGTAATTGGAGAGGATGCCCCAGTTCCTGTTAGGCTAGATGGGTTAGATGCCACGATGTATGATGTTATTGCTTTTCCACCATTTGCATTAGCAGTAAATGGAACTGATGCTGAGAATACTCCGACTGCTGGAGTATTTACTGTTCCAACTGTAGGTGCTTGTGGAACCGTAGTAGCTGTTACAGAAGAAGATGCATCTGATGAAAGAGATGTTCCGTTAGCATTTGTTGCTGTAATTGTAAATGTGTATGATGTATTTGAAGATAATCCGCCAACTACAATAGGGCTAGATGATCCTGATCCTGTATGTCCAGCATTACTTGTTACAGTATATGATGTAATTGCTGATCCACCATTAAAAGCTGGTGCATTAAATGCAACAGAAACAGCTCCGTTATTAAAAGCTCTATTTGTTCCAACGTCTGTTACTGATGTAATTGTTGGAGCATCTGGTGTATCCTGAGATAAGCTAAAAGTTCTATCAACATAGTTACCGCCAGAGTCTGTGACTCTAACTACAGCGGTATAAGGAGTGAGGTTATTTACTGTAGCAGTTCCAGAAAATACACCAGTTGATGTGTTAAAGGTGATTCCTGAAGGAAGATTTGAAGAAACAATTGAGTATGTAACAGAAGATGAACCATCAGCATCTGTTGCTGCAATAGACTGTGAGAATGACTGATTCTTTTTATATCTGTTTAGTGTAACTGGTGTTACCCAAACTGGGGCGTTACCCGCAGTTGTAGAGTTTGAAAGCTTGTTAACATTAGTTCTTGTAGGGGATGCTACTCCAGGATTTGAAAGCTCAATAGTATATGGAGCATACTCTGGTGGCATATTATCTGGACGAGTAACAATAAGTTCGGTTGAATTTGATCTTACAATGCTCTTTGCTGCTCTGGCAACATTATCTGTTCCCTTAAATGCAACTTCAATATCTGAGGCAAAGTTTTTACCAATAATAGTTGTTGTATTATTTTGATTTGGAAGATCTGCTGATGATGTTGATGTAATTAATGGAGCAGCTCCAAGATCACTAGTACTATCTGAAGAAAGGCTGTATACATTTTTAAATGCAAAAGATAGTGTGTCATTATTTCCAATTCCGTAAACAACAACAACGTTAAATTCTTTTGTAGCTGTAATTGTTGTAGATGCTGTTTCTGCGTTTACGCTACCAGCATTTGTTCCATCTGTTCCTATTAAATATACATCGTATGAAGTATCTCCAAGAGATGATGTTACTGTATATGTGCCAGCTGGAAATGTCTTAGACAAAGGACTTCTTCTGTGTCCTGATGATCCTGTATTAATAACAAAATCGTTATTTGCTCCAGCGGAGCTGGCTGAAGATCTCTTTAGAACCATTTATTTTACCATCCTTGTCATGATATATTGTACTAACATTTTTAAATTACTACCCATCCATAGCCAGATCCTGTATAGACTATTGATAGAACATCATAATTAACGTCTATTTCTAGATTTTGAACAGTACCGTTGATTTTATTGCTATTAGAATCTAGTGTAATAACATTTGTAGCAGCAGATCCAGTTACATCAAACACCTGGATTTCATCCCCGTCTGTTGGAGAAGCTGGTAGCGTCAAAGTCCTTGCTGCTGAGGTATTAACAAAATATCTGTTATTTGAAGTTAAAGTAATATTAGAAGATACAGAAGTTGTTGGAATTGGAACATATGGGAATGATATTGTTTCCCATGTTGCTGTTGTACCGTCCGTTGTTAGGTATTTTCCAGAGTTGCTGGTCTGTGATGGAAGAGCATCTACTGTAGCCCAAGAAACGACTGACCCATCTGTAGTTAGATACTTACCTGAATTTCCAGTTTGTGATGGATATTCTGCCTTTGTAGCTAAAGCATTAGTTATTGTTGTTGCATAGTTTGCATCATCTCCAAGGGCTGCAGCAAGTTCATTCAAAGTGTTTAGTGCTGCTGGTGCTGCATCAACAAGATTTGAAATTGCGGTATCTACATAAGATTCTGTTGCTGCTGTATGAGCTCCACCACCAATTGGAATAGTTGTGCTATTTCCACTGTGGGACAAAATAACATTTCCAGAATGTAGACCTATTGTTGCTGCATCTAAGTACAGTGTTGATCCAGATAGGTATAAATCTTTAAATTTATTTGTTGAAGATCCTAAATCATATACCCCGTCAGATGCTGGAACTAAATCTCCACCAACTGTTGCACCATTAATAGTTGGAGATGTTAAAGTTTTATTTGTAAGTGTTTGTGTTCCATCATTGGTTGTTACGGTAGAATCAATATCAATTGTTATGGTATTTGCATTGTCATCATAAGTCTTATCTAGTCCAGTACCCGCCACAAGCGCAGTATTAACAGCATCTTGTGCTGCCTCATCTAGATCTGCAGATGCAAGCTTATTGTCTAACTGTGTCTGAATATCTGATGTAACATTTGCAAGATATCCGATTTCTGTGCTTGAAACACCTGTTACAACATCTTGTTTAGATGATAGGTCAATCACTGCCCATGATGCAATTGAGCCATCTGTAGTTAAATATTTTCCAGCTTGGCTGGTTTGGGACGGTAGCGCATCAATTGTTACAGACCCACCTAATGAAACAGCAGATCCATTAATAGTAATACTAGAATTTGTAAGAGAAGCATTTGCAATATCAGATAATGTATTTGAAGATCCTGATATTGTTTTATTTGTTAAAGTATCTGTGCTAGACGCAGATATTTTTCCACTTATAGATGTTGTTATTGTAGATGCAAAATTTGCATCATCATTTAGAGCTGCAGCTAATTCATTAAGAGTGTCAAGTGCTCCAGGAGCTGCATCAATAATGTTTCCTAGCTGAGAAACTGGAACATTTCCAGATCCATCAAGAGTTGCAACTCCGTTGGCTTGGCCAAGGGTAGATGAGAGAACATAGTCTCCAGTTATGCTAGTTACACCATCTTCATCAATAAAATATGGAAGATCTACCCAGTGATTATTACCATCACCTATCTTAAATTTTCCAGTATCTGTTTCAAAACCAAGTTCTCCAGCTTGTAAGACAGGACCATCTCCGTTATCTGTGGAGACCCATTGAGCAGCTGTACCTCTGCGTTGCTGCATTCTTGTTGCCATCTATCTCTCCTCTATCCTACAAAGCACCCATAATAACCATAATTTCATCTGGTCCTGCTTGAATGGTAACGCTACCGCCAAGAGATACTGATGAACCATTGATAGTTACTGATGAATTCGTCAATTTATTATTTGCAATTGATCCTGCAAGCATATCATTTGTTACTGTGTTATTTGGTAAAGTTACTGTTCCAGTGAATGTTGGTGAGACTAGTGGTGCTTTTGCATCAAGCTGTGTCTGAATTGCTGATGTTACACCATTTAAATATCCGAACTCTGTGTTTGAAACATCTCCGACTGTGATTGATGATGCAGTAAGACCAGCAACAGCTAAATCATCAAGCGATCCTTGGGTAAAATCTACTGTAGTAGTAGGCTCTGTTGTTACATCTTTGAAAAGCTTCCATGTGCTAGCTGAAGTATCTTTTACTAAACCTGCATGTTTTGCTGTACCGTCGTTGTATCCAACCACAACACCTAAATCAACTGTATTTGCTGGGTTCTGATGTGCAAGCTGAACCATGTTATCTTCAATAACGATGCTTGTTGCGCTTGCTGCAAAGTTTGTTCCGTTTACAGTGAAGTCTCCGTCTACAATAAGATCATCTGTTGTAACAGTTCCTGTAAATGTTGGAGAAGCAAGGTTAGATTTAAGATCTAGGGCCGTTTGTGTAGCAGTAGAAACTGGCTTATTGGCATCTGAAGTATTATCTACGTTTCCAAGACCAACCATTGATGCTGTAATTCCAGATACTGTTCCTGTAAAAGTTGGCGAAGCTGTTGGAGCTTTTGCATCAAGCTGTGTCTGAATAGCAGAGGTAACACCATCTACATAATTTAATTCTGTGGCGGTAGCAGTAATATCTGATATATTTCCTACCTGTACAGTAATTGTATTATCAGCATAAGAAATTGTTTTGTTTGTTAATGTCTGAGACCCAGAGTTTGTAGTAACTGTTGAATCTATATCTAAAGTTATTGTGTTAGCGTTATCATCATAGGTTTTATCTAAACCTATACCCGCCACAAGTGCGGTATTTATTGCTTCCTGAGAAATTTCATCAATATTTGGTATCTGTGAAGAAGTTAGCTTGCCTGAGCCATCAAGGGTAGCTACACCGTTATTTTGTCCAAGAGTAGAAGATAATACATAATCTCCTGTAATAGAGTCTATATCTGACTCATCTAAAAAATAATCAAGGTCAACCCAGTGATTATTTCCATCTCCAATTTTAAATTTACCTGTATCAGTTTCAAAACCGATTTCACCAGCATTGAGAATTGGACCGTCGCCGTTATGTGTAGAAATCCATTGAGCAGCCGTACCTCTGCGCTGTTGCATTCTTGTGGCCACTTGTGGGTCCCTCCTCTATCGTTTATATTATACTATTTAATTAAAATTATCTATTGCAATTCCACCATCCCAGGTATTTTCCCAAGATGTTGTATTGTATAGTCCTGCACTTACCATTGTTCCTGGATCATTATAAAATCCTCCAGATACAAATGTTGTAACTACCGTTCCAGTTCCACCAATTGAAGTATCGTGAATGTGATCTTGAAGTGTCTCTGCATCCTCAAGAGTTGCCATTGCATACCAAGAACCTGCATAATAAACATGAAGTCTTTCTGTTACTGTGTCATACCATAAATTTCCATTAGATGGATTAGCGGGTGGAGTATCTGATACTGGAACTTCTACTCCACCAACTATAGAATCTACATATGCTTTAGTAGCAGCATGTGAATTTTCTGTAGGAGTGGCAACAGTGACAGTTCCTCCAAAGGTACCGCCATTTGTTACGACAAGGCCATTTTTTACCTTAAAGTCTTTATCAACTGTTGCCATCTCTACTCCTTAAATTGTTAAGCTATTAATGTTCCAACCACGGTAACGTCTGTTGAATTATTAACAGTTGTTACACGAAGTCTTACATTTGATGCATCAAGATCAGCTGAAACATTTACAAGATTTCCGTTTGTTCCAACAACTGCATATTCTGTAATAGCAATATTATTTGATCCATCAAGAGTTACTAAAACCTCTGACACTTCAGTATGCGCTGCAGTCTCAGCCTTAACCAAGAACTTAGCAGAGCGATAATCTGCGTGTGCAAACTGGTAAGCTGTTACTGTGCTTGCTGTTGGTACAGAAGTTGTAGCAGCAACCTGTGTTGCAACGCTGTTAATATCAATTTCAGTAAAGTTTGGAACAACTGCTTCAAGGGCAGATACTGCACGAGCATTTGTGAAGTATAGGTTTGTTGATCCCTCTGCAAGTTGATCTGTGTTAGAATCTGCAACACCATTTTCAGCTGTAATGCTTAGGGTGTGTGCATTTTCATCATATGTAATCTGAATATTGGTAAGTGATGCATTTTCAAGAATATATCCTGCTGCATCTTTTGCACGATTTTCTGTAAAGTATTTATTTGTTGTACCTTCAGAAACATCATCTGTGTCTATAGAAGCATTAATATAATCATCTACACGCTGATCTGTATAATATAGATTTGTACCTTCAGCAATGTCTGATGTAGTTAAATTATCTATTGTTGTATTAACACCATTAATGGCACCATCTACATAGTTCTTAGTAGCAGCATCTTGTGCTGATGTCGGCTCTTCAAGATTTTCAATTGTATATGTGTTTGCCGCATCAATATTTGCACTAAGTAATGTTCCAGAGCCAAGGGTCTTATTTGTAAGAGTCTGTGTATCTGAAGTTCCAACTACAGTTCCAGTAACGCCATGAACGCTTGATGTTAAATCAATGTGTGCATCTAGCTCTGTATCAACATAAGTTCTTGTAGCCGTAACTGTTTCATCAATTTCAAATGTATTGCCGTCAAGTGTTAATCCATTTCCAGCAAGATATGTTCCAGCACCAGAGAACTGGCTGAAATAAATTGGATCTGTTCCAATTGTAGTTACCCCAGTTGCTGTCTGAACCCAGCCAGTGTTATCGTTGCTGTTACCTCCAGTTACGAAGATAAAGTCACCGCCATCCACTTCTGCTGGTGCATCAAAGTCTGCTGCACGAAGAGCAGACCCTGATGGCTGAACTTCGTAAATACCGTTTTCTGCAGCATTTGTCTGGTTCTTTACAAGAACACGATTTCCAGATGCTAATGTAACTCCATCAATTGTATCGCCAACCATTAGGTCATTAGCAATGCTGATATTTGTTGTAGTAGCAGCTACTGCTGATGGATGAACATGTAAACCTTCAGAAACTGAATCAACATATGCCTTGGTTGCTGCATCTGTTGAGCTAGATGGATCACTAAGATTTGTGATTCTATATGTTCCTGCATCAAGATTTGATCCAAGTGTTTTATTAGATATAGTCTGTGTATCCGTTGTACCTACAACGTCTCCAGTAACTCCGTGTATTCCAGATGAAGCGTTGTGTGTGCTAATTGCATTTGTAAGGTCTGTTTCTGTAGCAACAATAGTATCATCTATCTGAATTGCTCCGCCAACAGAAAATTCAAGCCCATTACCAAGATGTGCAGAAAATTCTCCAGTGTTGCTGTCGTAGTTTAAGCCATCTCCATTAGAAACAGCATCACGAACACGAGCATCTGTATAGTACTTATTTGTTGCACCTTCTGAAACATCGTCAGTGTCAATAGAGTTATTGATATAATCATCTACTCTTTGGTCTGTATAATATTTGTTTGTTGTGCCTTCTGAAAGATCATCTGTATCTAAATTTGTTTGTACATGTGTTGTAACACGTGCATCTGTATAATACAGGTTTGTTCCTTCTGATAAATCTCCAGTATCATGATTTGAAAGATCAGAAACTGTACCAGTTACATCACCAGTTAGATCTGCTGTAATTGTTCCAGCAGCAAAATTGCCTGAGCCATCACGCTTTACAACTGTATCTGGTGTATTGTTTGGTGTTGCAGTTCCGCCAATAAGACCAACAATGTAGTCTTGGTCGTCCTGCTTTTTTGTAAGAATGTCATAGTTGTTGATGGTACCTGTTGTGCCTTCAACAATCAGACCATTTTTTACCTTAAAGTCTTTTGCGACTGTTGCCATTTATTTATCTCCTTAGTTTTAAGCCTTGAGTCCAATACGTGCAAAACGTACTGTGATAGGCGTAATACCCACTGCTGGAGTTACAGTTAAGTTTACTGTAGACCCCACCTTAGAGACGCTAATGGTGCCAATATTCCCATCATTGTCTATTGTGCCATACTCAGAAACATTTACATTTGTTCCATCAACGAGTATGCTCAATTCTGTTGCATAGTATTTATTATCTCCACTTGATGTCTTAGCAATAGAAACTAAATATTTTACAAGTCTCCATGTTGTTGCATCAAAGTTGTCTATTACCGTTGCATTTTCAATGCCATAAATTGTATTTTCATTATTGCCGAACGTACCAAGGTCTGTTGATTGTGCTGCAACGGTATCAATTAAATCTTCATAATCTTCCTGAGTAGGACGATCACCAGTTTGAAATTTGGTTTTTACGAGAGGTAGTGTAGTTCTGGCCATGGTATGATTATAACATATTTTTCTTAAAGTATATAGTTAGAATAACCAATAATTTGCAATCCAATGCCAGGGATATTGTTTTGATTGTACCCTGGGATTCTTATATCTGTAAATCTTATTCTAAATGGAAGAACTTCATTGATTAAAACAGTACCCCTGGATTCTGAAACGGTAGATCTAAAAAATCCATCATTCTCAATAAGAACAGTATTAATCTTTTGTTTATCTGTTATTATTGCTCTTGCTACCATTATGCAGTAACATCCTCAAGGATAATCATTTTACCTTGAGCTACCGTCCAAACAATCTCATTTTGTGGCAAAGATAGTTCAATATCAAAAATATCATTTGTTTGAAGAATACCTGATTGCTCTGCTGTAAGAGAAACTGTAAATTCTCCTGGACCATCATCTGGGTCTGCAACTGGTGTAATATTTAAAATTAATGTTGCATTATCTGTAATTGCACCTGGAGTTACTGGAGCAGATGGTCTTTTAACTTGCATCTGAATTGTCCAGTCTGCAATTGTTAAAGGATCTTTATTATCATCTGTTACATAAACACGAAATGAAGCGGTGTCACCACGAACAACGGTCCAAGAAACATATGGTGGTGTTGCACCAATAGAATAATTATCTGATCCTTGCCCTCTAAATGTAGCCATAATTCTCCTATAGTAATAATCTTTTCTAATTATATCACCATATGACTTGTACTTGTCAGTAGTTTTGTGTTATACTAGTGCTATGGCACTGTTAAGGTGCCATATGCATTTTAGGAGGAAAAAACTTGACAAACAATAAAATGCTGGTAGGGGTAATTAGTGGTACGTTTCTGTTAGTGTCTATTTTGGGCGCTATACCGTCACATGCTGCTAAAAATAATTTATCTAAACAGGAAGCGTCTAGCCTTGCCACCCTCGAGGTGGCTTTTGTGCTATCTGAGGATAAAAATGAAAAAATACTTACTAAGTATGAAAATGCGACAAGTTTGACTGACAGCCAGTTGGTTGAATTACTTAAGGCGGTAGGGTTCAAAGGAAAAGCTTTAAAGACTGCTTGGGCGGTAGCTAAAGCTGAATCCAATGGTCGTCCATTTGCTTTTAATGGAAACACCAATACTGGAGACTCCTCATTTGGAATCTTTCAGATTAACATGCTAGGTACTTTAGGTCCAGATCGCAGAGATAAATACGATCTTGATTTTAATGCCTATTTGTTTAACCCAGTTATGAATGCTCAAATTGTATACCGCATGACAAAAGGCGGTATTGATTGGAGTTCCTGGTCATCTTACAACAAAGGTGCTCATTATAAATGGTTAAACAAATTTCCTGAGTAATTAGGAAATAAAAAATACCCCCTCTTTTTTGAGGGGGTTATTTTTTTATATAATTATTCTGTTATTATATTTGATGGATTTATCCAGGTACCGTTTTCTCTTTTCCATCCAATCCAAGGTTCTGAATCAGTTGATTCGATAATTTCATATATTGGGTAAACCAATTCTGCAGATTCTTTGCTGTCTGCCACAATTACATTTATTACTTCATCATTTCTTATAATTAAATAGTTTTTCATATTTTACCTTTAGTAGTGTATCCAAATTGCTCCACCGCCACCATTCGCACCATTCATGTTAGCGTTATAACCTCCACCTGCTCCTCCGCCGCCTCCACCTACGGTTACTGCATTAGTAGGATTTGTACGACCCGAGTTTCCAGTTCCACTTCCACCATTTCCTCCTGATCCTCCCTGTATTGTTATTCCAAATACTGAAGTAGCAACCGAACTTCCACCTGCTCCTCCACCATTTGCTCCAGATGATCCACCACCACCGCCACCACCTGCAGTTCCTGCTCCTCCAGCACCACCTGAGCCGTTTGATGCAAGACCTCCTGAAACTCCAGCTGAATCACTTATAAATCCAGCGCCTGCGCCACCACCTCCGCCAGCATTGCTATTAGCATTATTAGTTCCTCCAGTTCCACCATTGTTATTAGTTTGTAGAGTGTATCCTCCATTATTACCTGATGTTGTTGAATGAAGCATCTGTACAAACCCACTAGATCCACCTCCTCCTGGGGAATTATTTCCAGTGGTTCCTCCGCCTCCGCCTCCTCCTGCATTTCCATAAATAAATGCAGAATTCCATTGCAAAGAGCTATTTGTTGAGCCAGGTTGTCCAGCACCGCCTCCATTACCTGACCATGCACCATTACCGCCACCTCTACCACCTAATACTGTGCCTATTCCAGTTATAGATGTATTTCCTCCATTATTTCCAACTCCCGTGCTTCCAGTTCCACCAGCTCCAATTACTGCTGTATAAGTTCCTGGTGGAATGTTTTGATATATCGCTAATTGACCAGCACCGCCACCTCCGCCTCCAGATCCGTAGTTTGCTTGTTGATTAGCACCGCCTCCACCGCCAGCTCCTCCTCCGCCAATCATAATGATTGTATTTAACGCTGCAGTAGATGGTATGGTAAAAGTTGTTGATGATGTTATTGTTTGTCTTAAAGTTTGTGAGGATCCAGTATTTCCCCATCCTGCTGAATTACCAGCAGATGTAATTGCTGCCACTGTAGTTGCTGCAGGTGCAGCGTTTGTTGTAATAGCAGAAGTTATTTGTGCAATTGTTGGAACCGATCCTGCTACAGATGTTGCAATATCGCTATTCTGTGGGCCAACCCCTGGAATTCTGTCTATAGCCATTTTATTCTCCTATAACTTCTTTATTACTTCTATTAATTCTGGGGTAATACCTAGTTCAGAAAGTTTTTCATGTACCGCCGCTTTTGCAGTATCAATTTCTGACTGCTTTGACAAACGTTCTGATTCTTCTGATTCAAATGCAGCTTTATCTGATAGATATTGAGTATACTCGTAATCATTCATTTCACGCATAGTTTCTTCTTTTGTATTTACATCTACAATCTTTATAAGTGGATTAGACATTAGTTAGCTCCTAACACAGTTATATTTCCAGCAGAACCAAAATTTGAGCCCGAACAGAATATTTGCGCTGAACTTATTGAACTTGATGAACTATAATTCCCAAATCCAGTAACCCTATATCTATTGCTAAAAAAGTTGGTATCGCCTGTCCATTCAACCAGTTTTGCTGTGCTACTGCTGCTTGCATTTTGAATGCTGAGATCAAAACTTGCAGGAAAACCTGCCGAAATATACATAAGAGTAAATGAACTTGCGTTTACTTCTTTAGCATAATCAGCATTAGTCCCAACTAAGCCATTCATTCTGTAAGTATATACACCTGATGAATCATTATTAAATCTCAAATTAAAATTGTGGTTGCCACCATTTTCCAGAATTTCAGTGCAAAGAAATCTAAGATATTTATATCCGTTAAGCCCTGTAATGCTAAGTTGGGTTGCATTTGTGGGAAATGAATAACTTCCCAAGTTTGTCCAAGTTCCACCGAATGGTGAGCCAGCATTCGCCTGTACTGTGCTTGTAATCTGAGCAAGAGTTGGTACAGATGCAGCAACTTGAGTTGCGATTGTTGCTGCACTTGGTGCTGCAACGGCAGCTGCTATATCACTGTTCTGGGGTCCTACGCCAGGAATTCTATCGATAGCCATTAGTTACTACCTCCGACTTCCTATGCTATTTCTACGCCAGAAATGTGAAAATTAACAGTTGTTGCTGAAGCTAGACCAGTTATTGTATTTGTTGCAGCAAGAACCTGCTTAAGATCGATAGCTGTTATGCTATTTGCTGCTAAGCTAACTCCTGAAGCAACTGCCACTCCGTTTAGGCTGAGTGTAAATGTTGCTGTTGAAGCTGCTGTATTTGTTACGATAACGTTTGTTATAACTGTAGTCGTAGCTGAAGGGACTGTATAAAGAGTAGTGCTTGATGTTGAAGCGGCACCACGAAAAAGCGCTTTTGATGTTGTAGCCATTAGTTACTACCTCCTGATTGTATTATACATTATTTTAAGAAACTGCTATATGAATAGACTTTAAAATTACAGAAGAATCATTGTCTGTTCTGATCTGTGGTATACCGCCTGAAGTCTGAAACTTCTTGTCCTCAATAAAAAGGGTATGCTGAACAGACATCTCATATTCATATTGATATTTTAATACCCCAATATAGCTGGTAGGATAATTATCAGAGTTTTCAACATAGGTTCTTATCCATGCCTCTGTGTTATTAGAAAATGTAGATATTTCTAGATTATAACAAATTGTTACAATTGAACCTATATTAAGAGTTTTAAAATTAATTCTATTTGTATTAGAATTCCATAATGATACTGACTCTCTTGGTAAATATTTTTCTGTAGTATTTTTACCTTTACCGTCGACAAATAGGCTTACCCAACCATCTTCTCCCTTTGTCGCACCAGCTCTAAATGTTTTTAAATTCTCTGCAGAATAAAGAGCCCATCCTATATTTTGCATTGACGGAGATAAAATATTTATTCCGTCTTTTCCATCCCTGCCGTCTCTACCAGGCTCGCCCTTATCGCCCTTTAAACCCTGTTCTCCCTGCGGACCAGCATCTCCCTTTGGTCCTTTAGGTCCTTGCTCTCCTTGAGGGCCAGGTACAGCAATAAACATTTGAGGATCAACAATTATAGAGTTGTCGGATGGTAAATTATCAGAGTATTTTTTCTTTTTAGAAGATGAAGGGAAATCCATACTTGTTGCCATATGGATCACTTATTTCTTTACTTTAAAAACCTTCTTGCCAATTTTAATAACTGGAGGAAGGTTATCTTTAACTGGTGTAACTTTTACTACTGGCATTAAAGAGTACCTCCTGGTGTAATATCTCCAATAACACATATTGTTCCAATAACTGGTGTCCAAGTAGTAATATCACCATTATCGTCTATTGTTACCTGCAAATCAAATGGTAGCTCTGCAACCACAGATTTAAAAGATGTTCCCCAATTTGCTGTTACATCTGCTGATGCTGAAATTACTACATACCCATCTTCTGGCGTAACAGAAAGCTCGTCTAAAAAATCTCCATTTGAGTCATATGATGTTGCAGCAAATGTCCAGTCTGTAGTATCAAAATATGTTGTTTCATCATCTTCAAAAAATTCTACCTTTAGAGTGGCGGTATCGCCACGGACTACAGTCCATTGAATGTTTGCTGGGGTTGCTCCGAGTTTTTCTAATTCTGGGGTGCACATACTGCGATTATACCATTAAATATAAGGCTGAACCCGCTAGGGGCAGTGGGGGTGGGTAGAGAGCAACCTAGCGGGCCAGCAATTGAATTATAACATTTGTTTATTATAAAAACGGACAAAAGGTATAAAAACTTTCAAACCAGACAGTATTTACTAATTGTTATAAAAGAGTTATAAAGAAAAAACAGTATAAGTTGAAAAACTTTCAAACCAGAGTGTATAATTGAAATATATAAAGAAAAAGAATATTAAGTAAATAAGTTTTTAAAATATTTAATATATATTATATATAGTAATAAAGATTATTTTTTAGAATGATCTTCTAGATGGTTTATCATCATGTCAAATACTTTATCCATTTTATCTTCTAGACGTGTTATTTGATCTTTCATAGAAGATCCACTATTTGGCTTTAATTCTGATAGAATATCTTCAACGTATTTTTTCACGATCCATCTCCCTGCGATTCCGACAGCACCAATAATGGAGATAACTGTTAAAATGAATCCTGCCCAATCTTGTGCTGACATAAGACAAATTATATCATTATTTGAAACAAATTATTCACAGATGTACGAGAAAGACATGTGAAATTTATCTTCTGGATTTGGAGAAAATGGAGTGTTGTAATCCATTGGCTCATCGTTTCCAGATCCCGCATGTTGCCACAAAGTCATAGTTGTGCTGGAAGGAATTAAATGTCCTTTTAAGCTATAGTGTCTTAAAGTTGGAAGAGTATCGTGTGCAGATCCACCATAAACATCTGTATGGTATTTAGATGCAAAAGGCAAAGTCAAAGAATACTGACCAGTCCCAAAATTTGTAACGTTTGTATACAAAACGTCAATTTGAACAATAACAAGATTTCCAATTTTAATATAAGATCCAGTTGCTGGGTTATTGGTAAAAGCAAGTCCAGTTCCAGACCATACTGGGCTATAAGTATTTATCGTAGTTGTAAGTCCGCCAGCATCACCAAAAGCGGGATGTGTAAACCGTGCCATTACTTATTCTGGCTTTCCAAGCTAGTGCTAATTACTGCAGCTTTCATTCCGTTAGCGGATGCAATCGCAAATAAAGCATCCTTTGGAGGAAGTTCGAATGATATTGAATGATTAGGCATAATTCTAAAACCGTAATTGGTAGAGCTTAGGGTTTCAGTTCCGCCGAGATATATGTAACCCGTGTCATTCACATTTTGAATTGTAAAGTCCATTCCAGAATGTGTTCCAAGCGGGGTCAGGCGGGTAACAGAAGTATTGCTCAGTGTATGTAATATATGTGCAGTCATATTGGTATTATAACACCGAAAATACGACGGTATAAAGCGAAGCCGAAAATAGAGCTATCAAACCTCCCTATAGACAAATACATGAATGTAAACATTCCCATATGTCTGTATATAGGATATAATGGCTATATGTTACAATTTGTTATAAATATGGCATTAGCTATTTGCATTTGTATTGGCATATGGAGTATAATTAAGAATGTCTGATCAGAAGGATGTTAGACCTTGGGATTTAATTAATGGATCTCCAAGATCGCCAGAGGAATTGGCTCAATACCGCCTTGAAATCTGCTCTGGATGTGAGTTATTTAGACCAAAATCTCAAACATGCAAGAAGTGTGGATGTTTTATGAAATTAAAGACATCTCTGGAACATGCTAAATGTCCTATAGGTAAATGGTAGTTATTGTTGTAAATAAGCGAAATAATTCAATACCCCGAAAATAACCAGGAGAAGTATTAGGGCTATTTTCATATATCCCACCATACTCTTAATGTACCGCCACAATGATCACATTTATATTTAAGATGTTTTCCTTCAGCATAGTATTGTCTGTATAGCTGTATTTGTAATTGCATATCAGGTTCATGTGTATGCCCTCCGCAATCAGGGCATATTTCAGATCCTACATATTCATAGACATGGCGACAATATTTAGTTGAAGCTTTCTCCACAAGCACACCCTCCCTGTGCATTTGGATTATCTATAGTAAAACCTTGTTTGTCGATTTTGTCTACAAAATCCATAGTTGCACCATCTAGATATGGCCAGGACATTTTATCTACCCTTAGATCAAAATCGCCATAGGAAATTATTTGATCCCCGTCTTTTTGCTCATAATCAAAATATGTTTGATATCTTAATCCAGAACATCCTCCAGGTTGTACCGCTAATCTTAAAAATATATTATGCCCAGGGGAGGTTATTCTGCTTTCCTCTATTAATTGAGATACCTTTGTTTGGGCTGTTTCTGTTAATTGCATGTTTTCTATTATACCCCACAAAATCTGAAAAATTTTTCATTTTGAGAAAATCTGAATATTTTTCGAAGATGTATGATACACATATAAATAAAAAAAGATCAAAATAATAGTGAGCACACACTAGTGCCACCCCTTTATTTATTTAGAGGTGGCATGTGCTTTATTTTTTATCTTGTGGGAGCTGTGCCCTGTAAATACCCGTCAATTCCTAATAGGTCACAAGTAATTTTTACTCGTTGATTTCGCTTTAGACTTTTGCGATACATTTCAATAAAGTAATTTACATTTTCTTTTGTAGGCAAGTCCATGTCAAAAGTCTTGCCGTTCATGCTAGTGATTGTTAGTTTCATTTAGTAATTCCTCTTTCTGTTCTTGTGTTGCTTTGTGATACCCTGCTGGGCTTCCGTGCTTTGTAATCCATGCGAGCCGTAATTGTTGCTCATGCGTGTAGGTCATAACACGCACTCACAAGGTTCTACATCATAGTCCTCATCATTACCCCAAAAGATAACGCCGTGTCCCTGACACTCATCGCACTCAATTCTAGTTAGTGTGTTTATCATTTATTTATTTCCTTTCTTTGCTTTCTTGTAAATCTTAGCACCTACCACTGACAAAATCACGAGGGCAATTCCTAGCCATGAGGCGTAGAAATCTGCCTGAGCGGTCTCTATTGCGATACCCTCTGAGCCTAACTCTATTAGTAAATATCTATCCATTTTATTTTATTCCTTTCTTAGTGTTTAGTTAATTGTGCGTAAATCATAACAGCGAACGCTGACATTTGGATAATTAGTAGAAACTCTAGCATTAGCCGTTCCAATGCTGAGAGTTATCTCCGTCACACACCTCTGTGGTGAGGATTGTGTATCCGTTAGACACTAGAGTGTCTAGGAGATTGTTAATCATGCGCTCACTTACCATGAGGCGATTTGATACTGTGACAACATTGTTGTCCTTTTCTGCTGTATAACTTAGTGATAACATTTGGTTATCCTTTCTTTTTGTTTATTTAATCTTATTTAATTTTATAGGAGAATCTTATCATCTACCCTGCCAAAAGTCAAGGCGACACGCCGTAGGCTAGTTGTGAGCCTTGTCACAATCATGCTTGTAATAGACTTGGTAGCCCCATACTGGGCAGGTCTTGTATTCGCTAGGATTGACAATCATGTAATCGTTTTTGCTTTCGTATATAGTGTTCATTTTTAGTTTTCCTTTCTTAATTTCTAATAGTGGAATAATAACATACCCCACTGACAAAATCAAGTCCTGGCACGGCGTGTCGTACCCCTATTTTTGTGGTGTTGGTCACATGCCCCGATAGCTTTAGATCGTCGGGCCGTGTGGTGTACGTCACATGTTATCTACGTCACAAAGTCCTAAATGTCCGTTTTATCCCCTGGAAAATGTCAGTCCCCCCTGCTAGAATACTTGTATTAGATAAAAAGAAAGGTTGGTTCTAAAATGACTAACACTAACAAAGTAATAGACGCAGTAGATTTTCTACTAGAAAATAACATAGCAATTCAGGATAACATTTGCGTATTCTGCTCAAACAGATTTGATAGGTGGGATAGTATCTGCCGCAAGTGTAAAGACTACAAAGGTGTAATGAATGTAGTTGATGCCGTAGAATACTATGGCACAGAAATTATTGGATACTAAAGAAAGGTTAAACTAAAATGGATACTTATAACAGAATACTAAAAGAGCAACAAGAAAAAAGAATTGCTCAAAGAGAAAAAGATAAAAAAGTTATTGAGTCAATGTTCTCAAATAATTCTCGTAACTTAAACAATAATTATTTGTTAAATAAGTTTGATAAATAAAAAAGTTTTTGCTAATAAAAAGTTAGCAAAAATTTCCCGAGTAGATCCTCGGCGGGCTCGGGCGTGTCGCTTTAAGTGTGATTTAAATCATACCCCCAAAACGGCGTGTCGTATTGACTTTTTAGAGTTTATGTGTTAGACTTACGGAGTAAGAAACTAAAGAAAGGTAAAACTATGTCAGACTTTTTAGACTATATGGACGAAATCTATGAGGAACTTGTCTCAGAATTTGGACACGATATTGAAGAAAAATGTGACCATAATCACACCGCTTGAGCGTGGGTCTAATTTGACTTTTCGCTAAAAAAATGAAATAATAAATTATTAGAAACTAAAGAAAGGTGACAACTAATGTCAGCAAATGTCTATTCAATTGAAAGCCTACTCGTAGGCAAAATGTATCGTTCCAATACTCTCACAGGAGAGATAATCTCAGCAGAGCCACACCCTAAAGCGGTATGGTATAAAAATTGCGAGAGTTATCTCGTAGAGGTTCGTGACTCTCTTAGAGGCAAAATCGTATGTCGCACAGTAGCAGTAAAGGTAAGTGATAACTAATGAAATTAGATGAATTCAAGGCCTATGTAGAGGCACAGCGCAAAGCGCAACAATTGACAAACTTAGAGAAAATCGCTAAAATTGTAGAAACTACTAAAGAAAAGGAAATTAACTAATGACTACATATACAGACTATCCATTCACCGCAGACGGAGTAAATTTCGTCTCTCGTATCGCTGACCATTCCCCATTCTTGGGTCCTATCAGAAACCTGCCTGCTGAGGATTTTATTGCTCTAAATATCTCTGCTATTACTGAATTACTTGGCAGACCTTCGCTAATGACAAAAGCAGAAATTCTTTCTGAGTTAGAGCGTGTCAATGAAGGCGCAACTCATTCATGGATTTTGTTAGGAGCGAATGAATAATGATGACACGAAAAGACTATGTAAAAACTTCAAACATTCTCAAAGGCTTCGCTGATGAAATTCATCCAGCAGTTTTTGAGGATTTGGTAGAGGAATTCGCTCAATACTTTCAAAGTGACAATGATAGATTTGACAAAGCAAAATTTGAAAAGGCTTGCGGTGTTGATGAGATAGGACTAATTCCAGTATGATAGTTTTACAAACAATTGGATTGCTAACAATGTGCATTGGCTTGGGATTTAGTTTAGCTTTGCTTATTGCAAATTGATCTAAAAAGTTTTGTTGAGATTTCAATTAGATAGTTGAAGTTTCAACAAAATGCCCGAGGGGTTATCCACAGGTTATCCACAGTGTTAATTACGTCACACTTTACGGGTTTTGTGAATTTTCTCACAAAAAGCTGGCGTGTCTAATTTGATTTTGTCAGTAGAAAATGGTAGGCTAGAAGCCTGAAAATAAAGAAAGGAAATTCAATGAGAAGTTATTCAATTGAAGATTTACTTGTAGGTCAGTATTATAGACCTACTTCTTTTGCCCGTAAATATCAGGGTGGAGAAATTAATTTCGCTGAAAAGCGTGATGATGTTTGGGTAGGTACTGATTATCAGGCTTATTCAATTCGCTTCAATGGCTCTAAATGGGCTACTATTGCCGTAAAAGTATCAGACCTATAAGAAAGGAAATATAAATGGGATTAGATATGTATTTAAGTGCTCGTAAGCACATTAATAAAATTGAGTGGGATAAACTTGATCGTGATAGCGATACAAGATATTCTGAGGCTACCGCTCCACAATGGAATGATGTAGTAAATGCTGCTGGCGTTGATACTCTTGTAGATAAAGAAAGTATCTATGGCGTAGATGTATCTGTAAATGTAGCCTATTGGCGCAAGTGTAATCAGATACACAATTGGTTTGTTAATACTGTACAGCGTGGTGAAGATGACTGCGGTGAATACTATGTAGCGCATAAACACCTAAAACAATTGGTAAATGACTGTACTCTAGCGATTACCAATAAAGACCCTAATATCTTGCCACCTAGAGAAGGATTTTTCTTTGGCGGTACTGATATTGATGAATGGTATTGGAAAGACCTAATGGATACCATTAATCAACTACAGCCCCTTATTGATAGACCTGACTTTGAAAGCCTATCATTCTACTATCAGTCCTCTTGGTAGGACAAAACGGACATATTGGACAGGGCGTGTCAGATTTGATTTTGTCACCCCTATCTGATAGGATTTCAATATTGAAAGAAAGGAAATGAAAAATGGATAAATTGGAATACGCACTACGCACTATCGCTAACTGTGATTTGTGTGGCGGTAAAGGTAATGATGTATGGACACAAGGAGAGGACTTTGATTTTGAGTCTTGTATTTGTAATCCTTATGACATAATCCTAGATGAAAACGGAGATGTAATTTGGGATAATGGTTTGCTAAGCGAGCCTGAATTGTTATCAAGCATGGAGGCTAACTAATATGGGAAGTATCTTTGCTAATGATTTAGCCCTTGCTGATAATTTAGATATTGAAAGTCAGATAGCAATACACCTATCTGCTAATCACTACCCGCCCGTTCCCCGTTCTATGGTTGCGCCTTGCGTTGAAGCCATAGATGCGGTCAATGATGCTGGACTTTGGGATTTAGATATTTCTATGCCTGAAGGAATTACCTATAAGGGTTTGACTACTGCTCCTGCGTGGGCTATTATTGAACAACACCACCTAGATGCGTGGATTATTGAAAGAGAGGAATACTAAAATGGAATACACTTATGCTATAACTACTTCGTATGACGGAGAATTAGTAAATACCCTGCGAGTATCAGACATGATGACTGCGGTAGATGCTTGGAATAAATGCGCTGACTTTGGTGATGCTAAAGAATACGCAACTTATAATTTATCTGACCCAACAGGTAAAATGTATACAAAAACTTTTTATCGTAATGGAAAGGTATCTGTAAAATGACTGATACAATAATTGGCATGGACTATTTGTATGTAGATAATCTATCAGCAGACCAACTAATGGAAAACGATCTCATTGAAATAAATGATGAGGTTGTTCAAGTTCTTGAATTGTCTTCAACTAAAGATGGAATTGCTATCACCTATGAAAATGAATTTGGTGAAAAAGAAACTGAAGAGTTTGCTGATGATACAATTTTTAAATTCTTTATCATGAGCTAAAAGCGCCCGAGGCGCCTGAAATGTCCGTTTTGTTACGAATTACGTAGAACCTCCCCAAATTTGTATTTTTATTTTATTTCTGCTAATATTATTATATGAAACTAAGGAAGACTAAAGAAGAGTTACGACGCCTAATGGAATTACGGCGATCTAATGCTGCTTCCCCAATTCAAAATAAAAAGAAATACAAAAGGACTAGACAAAATACTAGAAAAATGTTAGACTTGTCTAAGGAATAAGAGAGGACCCCCAATGAAACTAAAACGCTCTATGGATAGAAAGGTGACTAATGCTGTCTCCCCAAATGGAAAAACCCCAACAATTGCCAACACTTTTGGATTACCTGCTGGCAAGGCTTACTCATGCCCTGGCGCCACTAACACTTGTGAGAGTGTTTGCTACGCAGGAAAACTTGAAAGAGTATACAAAGGAGTAAAGGCTGTCCTACTTCATAACTGGGAATTATTAAAAGACGCAGACCAGGAAACTATGGAAAATCTGCTGCAGGATATGATTAATGATTTTAGAACAGATTGTGAAAAGCGTGACGCTGCAATGCTATTCCGTATCCACTGGGATGGTGATTTCTTTAATGATACTTATACCAATGCATGGCGCAATGTTATTAGAAATAATTTTGATATAAAATTTTGGGTATATACACGTGTAGCTGCCGCTGCTGAAATTCTAAACGGTATAGATAATCTATCTTTATATTATTCTACAGATAAAGACAATAAAGATATTGCAATTAATCTTAATAAAGATACAGGAATTAAGTTAGCATACCTTGCAGATACCTTCGCAATTGGGCAGGCAGACCTAAAAGCCATGATTGGCAAGGTAGGCGCAAAGTGTCCTGAAAATAAAAAGGCTATTCCACTTATCTCTACAAATGGCTCTGCTTGTGTATCATGTGGCTTGTGTATAGATAATAAGGCTAATATAGTTTTCTCTGCTAAAAAGAAGTAGAGATCTGGGGGACTTGCCAAATACCCCCAAAAATGATAAAATGAAAGGCAACAGAAAGGGCAATATGGAAATAATAATCTTATTAGTTATCATGTTCATAATGTTCATGGGCATGGGTCATGAGTGATTTACCTCACAAATCTCAAAATGTGAGATTTTTAGGGAAAATAACTTGACAAAGCCAAAAATAAATGAAATAATAAATACCATAACCAACTAACAAAGGAGAAA